GCATCGTGTTCGCCTTGAGCCCGCCGGACTGGAGCATGAACGCCTGGTGAGCGTCTGTCACGTCCTTGATCGGCGTGGAGGCCAGGTAGTCAGACCACTTGATGGTCTCACCGGCACCCGGGTTTGCAGCAACACCGTCGACTTCCGTCGCCCAGATGTTGGTGTCGAAGAAGGTCTCTGCGAACCGGACCTCACGGTCGATCAGCATGCGCTGTGTCAGCATCGCGGAACCACCGGAACGGATGTCCAGGGCAGTGTCCTCGTTTGCCAGCTCGCGGAAGCTGAAGTCGGTGTTCAGAGAGTAGACTTCGGCGAAGAAGTTGTCCTCCGACAGGGTCATGCCCACACGCCGGCTGCGAGTACGCTCAGAACGCTTCGTGTCGACGCGCTTGTTGAACGACGCCCGATCGTACTTGTAGTACTTGTCGGACTGGTTGGAGACGGGCACGTTCGGGAAGACGTCCGCAGCGATAAAGCTGGCAGTCGACTGCAGATACGCGATCGTCAGGTTAGTGAGCGGCTTGTCGGTGTGTACACCACGTGCCGTCAGGAAGGACTTGTTGATGGTCATCTCAGATTCCTCGATCTCAGGTGTTCAATTAAGCGGCCGGAACGGCGTTACCGCCACGGTCAATGTCGACGGACACGATCTGTCCAGCTACGGCGGCCTGACGGGCGTACCCGGCAACGATGTCACCCTCAGCAGCGGCTACAGCAGCGCCGTCCGCGTCAGATGCGACAGCAGCGCCTGCGGTGATCACACCAGCGGACACAACCTGCACAACACCGTCATAGGCCACGGTAACGGCCTGGTCAGCGGCTCCGCCAACGATCAGAACACCGATGGTTGCGACACCGGCCCCTGCTACATCCACATTCGCGCCAGACCGAGCGACAAAGCGCTGGGCCGATGCGGAGAGGTCTGCGTCCGCAATATAGCTGCGGGTCTTCATGTTTTCAGTGAACGAAGTCATCTGAGTTTACTCCTTGTCGATCTGCTTCAGAAGGGCCTTGCCCTCAGCGGTTTTAACGATAGCGGCGTAAGCCTTGTAGAACGACAACTCGTTCGCCTTAGCAAATGCGTCCACCATCTTGTTCAGGGCTGCCTCGGGATCCGACTTGTCGTCAGCTGCCGGGGACTTACCCTCTTCGCCGTAGGCTTTGGCCATCGCGTGGTCCGCAGCTTTCAGGCTCTCCATGACGCTCTTCCGGATGTCCTCTGACAGTCCTTCGAGAGACTTGAGCAATGCGCCACGCTCGTCAAGCGTGCCTTTCAGGTTCGGGAAGGTGTCGCCAGCGCGCTTGCGCAGGTCTTCCTGAGCCTTGTCTTCCGCGGCTTTCCGGAGCTCTGCGTCCTTCGCCTCGAGAGACTTCAGGATGACAGCAGGGACAGCCGACTTGGCGATACGTTCGCCCTCAACCTCGATATACTCTTCTGCAGCGGACTTTTCAAGTGCGCCGTCTTCGAACGTGTATCCGAGAGCGGACACGGCTTCAGAAAGAGTGTCGTAGGACTTCTGGAGGTCATCCATGTCCTCTTTCATCTTCGCCATCTCGTCTTTATCCTCGGACATCTCGTCAGGTTTGTCTTCCGACTTCTCCATGTCCTCAGTCTTCAGCTCTTTCTCGAGCTCTTCCGTAATGTCTTCCTTCATTGGTCCACCTGTTTTGAAGAGGGCTACACGCGCCTCAGGGTTTGCAGGATCCCGAACGAGAGAAACCTCGTCGAGGTCGAGTGATGCGATAAGTTTGGTCAATCTCCCAACTCCATCAGTGCGCCTTGACCCCCGAACGAGAACGCAGGAAACTCCCCTGCCTTCACCATCGCCCAGACGTCGTCATTGTAGATCTTCATTCCGATGATCCAGCCCTCACGGTCACAAGAGATCCCCAGCGCTTTGAAGATCTCCTCAGTTACCGGGAGGGAGTGAACGACAGCACCTATAGTGTCGCCGTAATGTTCAGTCTTAGCCGCCCGGAGGCTTTTCTCCATGAAGGCGGTCGCGGCCTTGAGCATCGTGTCGGAGGTGATGACGTGACCATGACGATCGACAACGTATTCGCCGTTGACCTTCGTGACAGACGCCCAACCCCAGACGATCCTCTGCTCGTCATCGACGCGGAAGATCTCTCCGTCCAGGTTTGATTTCGTCAGTTCAGACACAGAAACGTCCTTGTCCCACATGCGGCACGACCAGTACGCGGCCGAGGTCTTATCTTTCTGGGTGTCACAGCTGTGACGGGCCCTGAAGTTGGCTCTGGCCTTCGGGTCGTCCCGCCGGATCTCCATATCGGGATCCCCGAACGTCACCTTCTTGACCTTTTCACCGTCTTTAACATAGACCCCAAACTTCTTTGAGGCCCCCGGTTCGAGCCGGAACGGCTTGTCGAGTGCAACTTCTCGTCCTTGATACGCTGCCTTCGCGATCTTTTCAACCCCAACTGCGGAATATGCGGACGCAAACGCGCGAGACTCGTCTTTCGTTTGGGTGAAGACCTCGTTAAACACAGCGCGGAACTGCTCCAGCTTCTCAGCGGGAACCTTTTCCTTCACCGTTTCCGGTAGGTCTGCGATGGTGGGGTATGGCATGCCAGTCTTTCTCGTTTGAGGGTAATATAGGGAGTCGCCGTGGGGTGTCAACCCCCCGGCTTTTCCTCATCGGCCTCAGGGGCGCTCACAGGGGCCTCAGGAGCCCCTTCTACCTCTTTGGGTGGGGTGGGTGCCGTGGGAGGCGTCTCGGGCGTCCCTGGGGCCTCCTGTGGCGTCTCCTGCCGGAGTTCCATCTTTACCTTCGGGAGGCCGGCGGCCCGGAGCAGGTCATCCACGATGTGGGGCTGGTCAGAGACCGAGATACCCGCCTGGTTCAGGTTCCGGAGGAAGCCCGAGATCTCGCGGAGGTCGTGCGGAGCAACGTCACCAGCCTTCAGGGTCGGCATCAGGTCGAAGTCGAGACCGTTCAGCTCCCAGAGGACCGGGAGCAGCTGCTTGTTCAGCGTGGCCACGATCGTCCCCATGTACCCTTCGAGGGCCAGGAGGAAGATGTCCGTCTTCGACTTTGACAGAGCGAATGAGCCCTGTGCTCCGGAACCCAGCATCAGGAACTCGGCCAGGACCGTCCGGGCGATGTCCGTCTGATACCCCTGGACCACCGGCCGTGTGTCGATCGCACGGGAGCCCTGAGACGCGATCAGCTCAACGTCGAGCATCTTCACGCTTGAGACCTTCCCCTCGGCGTCCGTGTACGTGTCGGATGGGAGCAGGAGGTAGCCCTGGTCGTTGAACCGGACGTCCCGCAGGATCTTCTCCATCGACGCGCGAAGCGCCTTCTGATCGTTCGTGGCGTTCGGGGACAGGTACTCCGCCGGCATCCGGCCGACAGGCATCCCGGTGAGCTCCCGCTCGATCCCGATCGCTTCCACGCGCTGCATGGAGTTCAGATACGTGTACGGAACGTAGGCGTTCCGGAGGACAGACCGGCCTGCCGGCTCGTTGTTCACGGTCGTGGTCCGGAAGTGGAGGCTCTTCGCCTTCGGGATAAAGATCCGACCCGCGCCGATAGTACCCTCCTGCCACATGCCTTCGATGTCGCCATGGTCTGTGACCTGGAACCATTCGGTTGTCCACTGAGCCCGAGGAGCCAGCTTCCGCACGCCGATCCGGCCGTCCGTGTACCGGGACCGGAACTTCTGAGAGGAGGTCTTCATGCCGTCACGGCGTTTGTAAACAACCTCGAACCAGCTCCAACCGTACTCGAGGAAGGTCAGGACCTCGGCGATGAAGTCCTCAACGCTGTGATCCATGTCCTTGATGATGCTCTCGACGAACTCTGCCTCGCGTTTCGCCGCGGGGGTGTCATCCGCCGGCACCACGTCAATGGCGGTGTTCCGGAGGGTTTGTTTCATGGCGTGCAGTGCGGCGCCGATGATAGGATCGTTGTCAGCCATCTCCCGGAACTTTCGAACCGCGCGTCGACCGCGGAGCTCCGGCAGGAACTCATCCTGGAGGAAAGACCCTTTGTTGCGGGTGTTCACCCCGCCGACACCCATCTCTTTGAGGGCCGTGCCCTGGGTCAGCAATTTCGTCATTTCAGTTCCTCTTCCTTCTCAAGGGACTTCGCGTCCTTGTACCCCAGAGACATGACAGGTCGGTGCGACCCGCCCAGCTTCAGTTCAGTAATCGCCCAGACCATCGCGTCGAGACGGTCCGGTGAGGCCATGCCCGAAAGCGGCTCCCACTCAACCATCTGCTCCTCAAGGTCAATCAGACCTTTCACATGACACACCTTGCCCTGCTCGTAAAGGGCTGAGACGGGTTCCGCTCGGGCGGCCTTCCCGCGGGAGGCGTGGACAAGCTTGATCGGCAGGTCCGGTTCGATCGTGTTCAGAGTGTATTTCACCAGATCCCCGCCCTGGTTCTTCTCAGCGACAACCCGGTCCGCACCCCAGCGGTGGAACGCGTCCACAGCCTTCGTCGCCCACTCCTGAGGGGAGTACCGGCCGGAGATGTCCTCGAGGACGTAGGCCTTGTCATCAGTCCCCAGAGCCGCGGTGACGATCCCGGTGTGGTCTGACGTCTTGTTCGTTGAGACAGCTGGATCGACAGCAACGACAATCCGAAGGAAGTCTACCTCCGGATCCGTTTCCAGCCGACAGGCGTCGAGGAGCGCGTGATTCCACAATGCCCCCTGAGCCTCCGACAGGATGCTGGCGTAGAGCTCCTGCTGACCCAGCCGAGTGCCCTCGTACTTGTCCTTCATCTTCTGAAGGTAGGAGGGAGCCAGGTTCTCGGCGTTGTCGTACGTGGACCCGGTCGAGATGATCGTGGTGCTCTCCGCCATGATGTCCTTCAGGAGCTTCCTCGGCTTCGGTGTCGTGGACACAAAGATCTGAGGGTGCTTGCCAAGGCGGAGGCCGAACATGAGCATGTCCCAGGTTCCCTGGTCATCCTTCCAGGCGCAGAGCTCGTCAGCCCAGGCTGCGTCGAACTGAGGACCACGGAGACGCTCAGGCTCCTCGGCGGAGTACATCTTCGCGATCGCTCCGTTCGCCCAGGTCAGCTGGCGCTTCGAGGGCTCGTACTTGGGCTTCCCCATGAGGTTGCCCTTGTCATCCTTGTCCTTGTCCCAACAGACAGCCAGGATCCCGGATTCACCCTCGACGAGAACGTCCCTGCAGTCAGCCGCCGTCGGAGCCAGGAGGGCGATCCGCTTCTTCCCGCTCTTGACCTGCGCCCGGACCCACTCGGATCCGGAACGGGTCTTGCCCGCCCCACGTCCCGCCAGGAACATGAAACAGAACCAGGAGGTGGAGGCCGGCGGGAGCTGGTTCTCTCTCGCGAAGAAAGACCACGTATGCATGAGCTCGTCAGCCCTGGCCGGCCCCAGCTTCCGCAGGATCTTCCCCTGCTGCCATTTCGGGAGAGCCCGAAGGTCTGAGATGTGGGCCAGAGGTTGCGTCATTCCTTGTCAGAGCTCTCGTCTTCACCCATCTCAAGGCCGAGCATCTGCGCGAGCATGTCCACGGCGGAACCGTTCTGATCCACCTCAATCGGACCACCATCCGGGCCTGACAGCTCGGTGACGTTCTTCTTGTTCCACTCAGGAGAGGTCTCGAGGTAGAACTTTGCGGCCTGGAAGTCGTTGTTGCCGATCAAACTCATGATCACAGACGAGGCTGCTTGTTGTCCCAGGGCCCGGCCCTCGGCAAGCTCTTTCGCGTAGTAACGGGAGGCTGTCTTAGGGGGGAGCCCGATGACGTCAGCAATCGATGCGATCGACATCTTGAGGGCAGCCATGCTGCGGACCTTCTCGGCCGTGGCTTTCGTGTAGCGGTACTTGCGGGGGCGACCCATCGGTGAGTTCCTTCAGTTTGAATTAACGAGATCGTAACGCCCCAGGCGGGTCAAATCAAGGTCACCTACGGTGAGGGTACCCTTAGAGGCCCCCGGTGTCGGGGACCCGGCCGGGATCCAAGGACAGACCTCAGGACACCAAATACCTCAGGCGCCGCAGGCGATAAATCAATCTCGTTGATGAGGACAAAAAGTCTCAGAGCCTCCTCATGCGGCACCTAATTAGGTACCTCTTTAGGTTCAGGAGGTTTGTAAGAGACAAGGTTGATTACGCTAACGCCTTACCAGTAAATCTTTACTGTACCGGCTTACCGACCCCCCTTACCCCCCACCATTTAGGGATGATCACGATTTTGTCAAGGGGTGTGATTTGAACATTTTTAGAAAGTGTGTCCCGTATGTCACACCTTTTTTAGAATCCGACCATGGAACCCCTCCACGTAGGGGTCCGCCCAGGGACCCGCACCCAGGGACCCGCACCCCGGCATC